TCACAAGATTATCTAACAAAGTATTACGTTCTGCTAAAGAAATTTCACTAACAGGAACTTTTGCTCCTACTAATTTTCGGAATTTATCTGTAATTAAAGGTGTAGCATCGGGTGAGCCAGTATAAGCAGTAGTGCTTCGACCAAATTTTCTTCCTGTTCCTTTAGCATAATTTAATATGTCTTTAGCAGGAGCAGAAATTGCGTACATAAAACCTTCGTCAATTGCTGAACGAATACCTAAACGTGGAAAAAGAGTAAAAATAGACCAAAAATCTACAAAATTACGGGCTAAACGATTTTGAGTAGCACCACCTATTGCATAAATAAGGCTTTGTTTAGATTTTACTTGATATGCAACTGAAGCAATTTCTTCATAAGGTAATGGCGCTATTGCACTGGCTAACTGTGATGGTTGAATAGCACCAGAACGAAGCAATTCTGACTGCCCATTTTGGACACGCACAGTATGTGGGCTAAGTAATTTAGCAATATCATCAGAAATAGCAGTTCTTGAAGTAGTTGTAAAGCCAGCCTTTTCATTTAAAGTTTTTGCTAAAATTTCTTCCATAAATTCATTACCCATAGGATTGCCGTGTAATCCAGAACGCATCATAATGGCGCCATATAGGTTGCGTATAATAACAACCTGTTCATCTTCACTAGATTTTAAAAACTTCTGTGTTGTAAACTCTGCTAAATCTCTGCTTAAAACTTGTCTTGCCATAACACGGAAAGTGTCTGCTGTTTTAATAGCATTATCACCGACCATAATAAATTGTCCGCCTGGATTACGTGCTCCAAGTCTTCCAATGCCTAGTAACATCTTACGAAATTTAGAAACATCTTTCTCAATATCTAAAAGTTGATTAATTGCTGGGTTAACAGCCTTATCTATTTCTTCCCCGCTTTTAGATAGAATTTTAATTACTTCTTCGCCTTTTGCGTTTAACTCATCTGTTGTTTTACGAACAGATAAAGCAGAACCTGTAGTTGCATTAAAGACATCGTCTAATATTTTGTTAAAGCCATAGGTTAAACGGCGTTGATTACGGGCTGTAGCAACACCATTGCGCTTAAAAGAAATACCATCAAGACGTCCTGATAAAAGAAGCATTGTGTTTTCAGCATCAGAAAATACTTCTTGGGCTTTTTCAGCATTAAACATTTTATTGCGAACAAAAAAATCAATTGCTTCATCATTGTTATAACCTGTATAACGGCGACCAATGTATTTACGAACGACTGCTCTTTGAGCATCATCGGTAGCATCGGCTAAACGCTTTAAGTCTTTACCTAATTGCTCATCCCATAATTTGCGAACACCGTCATCTTGAAACACACGGGCTACTGCTGCGCCAGAAGAATCCCCAGCGTTCATCATCTTAGTAGCCATATCTGCTAGTTGGCTACCACGAGTAATAGCCTTAGATGTTCCACCAGTAATCCAAGTTAATGGGTCAATAATAATCTGATACATAAAATCAATAGCACCAGAAACATTTTTAGTTGTGCCATCAATGTAATCGCCAGAAGGTCCACCATTTTTAGGTGGTTTAGTATCAAACATACGAACAAAATCTCTACCAGGAGATACTTGTGCGTATTTAGTTGCATCCATTACTTGCTTAAAACTATCAGGGTCATTAAATGCTTCAGTAACTGCACTAACAATACCTGGGGTTAAACTTCCATAGGCTTCTAGTATTTCGCCTGGGCGCCTACCTTGTAGCAATTGCTTAGCAACAAATACTTTTTCTTTACCAAAATTATCTATAGTTTCTGCTAAAGCACCATTGTCATAAATGTCTCTGCCGTCCCAAGCATCAGACCAAACTTTTGCATCAAAGATTTCTTCGCCTTGAGCAATCTGGCGAGTAACCAAATAAGGTGTATTTATTATACGATTGTAACCACCAGCAACTTTAAATAATGAAATGAGTGGGCTTGCTGCAACTTTACCTACAAATTTAAGTGCACCAACTGCTCTATCAGAAAAAGTTGGGGGCTTTTTCATATATTCAGAATTACTATAAAAAAACTTAAGAGTTTCTTGAATGTCTGGGTCTAATGAATCATATCTTTTTCGTGCTTCTTCTACTGGCAAACGATTTAGTTCACGATTTTTTTTAATCGCCCAACTCATTTGCTCAATCTGATTACCTTCTCCAGGCGTCAGATTTGCTCTTAAAGCAGCCGAATATAAATTTGGATTTACCTCTGCCACAACTGGTGCGACATAGCGCATTAGGACATACCGCCGTCTAATTTAGAACGCAAAATTAACTCTACTTCTCCAGAGTCATCAAACTGAACTAACTTTTGTAGCGTAGCCATAAGGCTTGGTTTAGTGACAGGCAAATCCATAGAAAATGCCGCAGAACCAATACCAGGACCGCGGTCAATACCAGCAGTACCAGGCTCTTCAGGGCGCCCAGTTGGCGCATCTAGAGTTAATGGTATTTGTTGAACCATCCCACCAGTTGGATTGCCTTGCATTTTTGCTCTAGTTTGATTTTCGTAAACTTCTTTACTTGTAGTTGTGCCATCGCGCATACCTGGAATATAACGAGCAGGTTGAGTTGCTCTACCGCTTTGTCCATTACCGCCAGTTGCTGAAACATTAGATGGACTATTCTGTGGTGCTGATGGTCTATAACCGCCTCTTGGCATTAGTCTTCATCCTCTTCATCTAAATATTTCTTTAACTCTTCATCGGTAGGCGCTTTATACGCTACCCAACTTGGGTAAGAAGATTTTTCCATTACAAAACTTAACGCTAACTCGCTTTTAAATCCTGCCTTAAGCAAAGACTTATAGTATTCATTAAGCCAAATACAATACATTTCTAACTCTGTATATTGTTCATTTTCTACTGTGCGTGGCTTACGGATTCGTGGTTGTGGTTTTTTCTTACGTTGTGCCATAACTACCTCCGCATTACAGTTCTTGCGCTAGCGCTTCCTTTTCCACTAGCACTTAGACTAGATAATAAACTTTGTAAAGCCCCGCCTTGACCACCTTCAGGAGGAGCGCCTCCTGCTGGCGCTGTGGGAGCAGGGGACGTTTGCTCGACCATAGAAGTAGCCCCAGCAGGAGGTAATTCTTCTGGCTCAAAGATATCTTCTATAGCATCTTCAAGAGCCTGTCCCTTTTGACGGGACTTAATAACTCCAGCAATTTTACGAATAATATCCGTAGGGTCTCCGCCTTGAACCGCCATCTGCGGTATAGCAAGTGTGTACTGTTGTAGTGAGGCCATTAACGCACTGCGTAAATCTTCTACTTCAATTTTTTCTTGTTCTTGCGTAACGTTAATACCAAATGGTAATTCACGTTGCGCTAAATCTTTAGAAATAAGTTTGCCGCCCAAAGCCTGTAGCATAAAGATAAGACCCTGTGCTGGGTTAAGACCAGCAAGCATTCCATAACGAACATCGGCTGTGTAGTCATTTTTAATATCTTTGCCAGGAGTATACTCAATAGAGTAAGGAGAACCAGCATCTACACCACGAATAGTCTTTTGATAGTTAAAAAACTTTTCATCAATTTCAAAACAAACAGAAATAACATCTTTAAGCGCTGAAGCAAAAATAGCCTGAGCAGACTTTACCTGTGTGTCAAAGCCTCCCATAAGTGCCTGCACACCTTGTCCCGTGATGATGCTGGCATCAATGTTTCCAGTACGTCCTTCTGGATAACGTGTTCCTAATCTTAATTCTTGCTGTAGTAAAGCCTGCTCAGTAAATGCTCCAGGTGGAATATTTAAATCAACACGGCGTACACCAGCAGGGTTAGCGGTGCGAATAACAGCATCGCCACCCATTTCAAGTTCATTGACATCCGATGGTAGGACAATTGGTGCTTGCACGGACTTCTCCGCTGCTTCCATCGCAAGTAATGCGAACCTGTTACGAAGCAACTGAATACCGAGCACGTCATCAAACTGACCACGCATCTCATTATCAATAGATGGTCTCTTAGCAACAACAACCATCATCTTACCAAGAGGATTTTTCGCTTGAGATAGTAATAGATTGTTACGCTCAGGAACATATAACACAGATTGTTCTTTGTCGTAATAACGAACAATCTCAATCTGTGCTGTCATATCTGCTCGGTACATTTCTTTACCAAGTAAGATATTTGCGTACTCAGGGAACTGTGAGGCAATTTCGCCAACAGCCATATAGTAACGTTTTGCAAAGGCAATGCAGCGTCCATAGCGGTCAAACTCTGGGTAAGCGCCCACTGGGTTTTCTATGCGGATACGCGGCAGCCCTGCTTCTTCGTCCAATTCAACTATGAAAGGAACGAAACCAAATGTTATGTATACATC